TTATAGGTTTCATTCAGGTACTAGCCTAAAAGATAATGGTGAAATAGTTTGGGCAGGTAATAGTTACCAAAGATTCCCAATACAAGCAGAAGGTTTTGCATTTCAAAGAGGGCAATTACCAAGACCTACATTAACTGTTAGCAATGCATTAGGAACAATTACAGCTATTTTATTAAGTGTAAATAATACAACAACAGGTAATGATCTTACAGGGGCAACAGTTACACGTATTAGAACTCTTGCAAAATTCTTAGATGCTGTTAATTTTGCTAGTAATGTTAATCCTTATGGTACGCCAGACCCTACCGCAGAATTTCCACAAGAAATATACAAAATAGATAGAAAGTCAGCAGAAAATAGGGAAGTTGTACAGTTTGAATTGGCTGCTGTATTTGATCTTGCAGGTATAAGATCACCTAAAAGACAATGCACAAGGGCGGAATTTCCTTCTATTGGTACTATTGCAACATGAATTGGAAAGAAGCTGCACTTAACCATGCAATACAGGAAGATCCAAAAGAATGTGTAGGTCTTTTGTTAAATATTAGAGGAAAGGAAAGATACTATCCCTGCCGTAATTTATCTATGACAGCACATCAATGCTTTATTCTTGATCCAGAAGATTATGTAAAGGCTACAAATATAGGTGAAGTTTCTGCTGTTGTACATAGTCACCCCACAACACCACCTGTAGCTAGTCAAGCAGATAAAGTTGCTTGTGAACAAAGTAAATTACCTTGGCATATTGTTAATCCTAAAACAAAACAATGGGGGTATTATGAACCACAGGGATATGAAGCACCTTTATTAGGTAGACAATGGGTATGGGGTGTCACAGATTGTTGGTCATTAGTAAGAGATTATTATAAAAAAGAAAAAAAGATAGATTTAACTGATTATGAAAGGCCAATAACACCAGAAGAATTTATGAAAGCACCCTTATTTGAAAAATATGCAATAGAAACAGGTTTTAGAGAATTAGAACCCAACGAAAAATTACAAAGTGGTGATGTTTTATTAATGAGTATTTTGGATAGCACTTTAAATCATGTGGCTATTTTTCTTGGTGATGATGTATTGCATCATTTAACAGATAGACTAAGTTGTAAAGAACCTTATTCTCAATGGTTGTTAAAATGTACAGGAAAGAGGTATAGGTATGTTACGTAAAATAAAATTATATGGTGAACTTGCAGAGTTTGTAGGCCATAAAGAATTTGAAGTAAAGGCAGATACATTAGCCCATGCTGTTAGTTTTTTAATTAATAACTTTCAGGGAATTGAAAGGTTTATGAGTCCTAAATATTATCAGGTAAAAGTTGGTAATTATTCTATAAATGAAGAAGAGTTTGCGCACCCCATAGGAAAAGAAGATATACATTTTATACCTGTTATAAGTGGTGCAGGTAGAGGTTTTGGAAAAATATTATTAGGTGCTGCAATGATTGGATTAGCTTTTGCAACAGGTGGTGCAAGTATTGGGGCTGAAGGTTTAACATTCAAAGCATCAAGTTTAGGTGGGGTTTTTACTGCTAAAGCTGTAACTGGTATTGGTGCTGTTCTTGTATTGTCAGGCGTATCTGATATGTTGTTTCCTTTACCAGATGTGCCTAAATTTGAATCAACTGAAGATCCTAGACTGTCATTTAGTTTTGGTGGTACGCAGCAGACAGGCAGGGCAGGTACACCTGTACCTTTAGTTTATGGAGAAATATTTACTGGTAGTGTAGTAATAAGTGGTGGTGTTGATACTGAACAGGTGCAAGCATGATTGAAAAAAAACATCTTATTCGAGGTGCAAAAGGTGATGATCCACCTCCCGCACCTCCCAAGCCGACCAGAGAGCCAGATACTTTACATAGTAGGCAGTTTGCTACCTTTTTAGATTTAGTATCTGAAGGTGAAATAGAAGGTTTTGCAACTGCATCTAAAGAAGGTAGAACAAAAGGTACAACTGCATATAATAATGCAGCTTTAAAAGATGTTTTCCTTAATAACACACCTGTACTTAGGGCATCAGCAGATAGCGCAAGTCCACAAACAACAGATTATAATTTCCAAGATGTAAAGTTTACACCTCGTTTTGGTACTGGCAGCCAGACAAAAATATCTGGTATTGAAAGTAGTGTTTCAACTACAAGTGTAGGAGTAGAAGTTACAGCAAGTACCCCTGTAACAAGGCAGATAACAAATACAAATGTTGATGCAGTAAAGGTATCTATAACATTCCCACAATTACAAAAAGCTACAGATGCAGGTGATTTATTAGGTTCAGAAGTTCAACTTAAAGTAGCTGTTCAATATAATTCTGGTGGATACACTGATGTTATTACTGACACTATAAAAGGTAGAAGTGGCGATGCATACCAGAAAGATTATAGAGTTAATATAACTGGTTCTTTTCCTGTTGATATTAGAGTAATAAGAGTTACAGCAGATAGTACAAGTACTAGCTTAAGGGATAGTTTTCAATGGACAAGTTATGGTGAAATTATTGATGATGCTTCTACATATCTAAATAGTGCATATAGTTCAATAAGGCTAGATTCCATGCAGTTTAGTGCTATACCTACACGTAGATTTAGAATAAGAGGAATAAAAGTAAGAATACCAGGAGCAGGTGCATCTAGTTCAGGCACACCATCTATTGACAGTACAACAGGCCGTATTGTTTACCCAACTGGATATATTTTTAATGGTGTAATGGGTGCTGCGGTATGGACTACTTGCCCTGCAATGATTTTATTAGACCTGCTTACTAATACACGTTATGGTTTTGGTGATCATATAACAGATAGTAATTTAGATTTATTTTCTTTTGTAACCGCTAGTAAATTTGCTAATACCCTTGTTGATGATGGTTTTGGAGGTCAAGAACCTAGATTTAGTTGCAATGTTAATATACAAAGTCCACAAGAAGCATTTGACCTTATAAATTCATTAGCGGGTGTAATGCGCTGTATGCCTATATGGTCTGCAGGTTCAATTACAATTACACAAGATAAACCTGCTGATCCTAGTTATTTATTTAGCCTGTCTAACGTTGGTGAAGGTGGTTTTTCATATTCTGGTAGCAGTTTAAAAACTAGACATAGTGTTGTATCTGTTGCCTACTTCAATATGGATAGTCAAGAAATAGACTATGAAGTGGTAGAAGATACAACTGCAATATCTAAAATAGGTACTGTTGTTAAACAAATAAGTGCATTTGCGTGTACATCAAGAGGTCAGGCTAGACGTTTAGGTAAAGCTGTATTATTTGCAGAACAAAATGAATCAGAAATAGTAGCATTTTCTACTTCTATAGATTCTGGTGCAGTAGTGAGACCTGGTGCAATTATAGAAATACAAGACCCAGTAAGGGCAGGGGCTAGAAGAGGTGGTAGATTATCTGCTGTTACTTCTACAACTGTAGTTACTGTAGATGATACTGAAGCAACTGATTTAGCCGTAGATGCAAGTGGTAATCCTGTTGGTGACGCAACTTTAGCTGTAATTTTACCTGATGGTACTTTTGAAAGTCGTACAATCTCAAGTGTCTCAAATGGAACTATTACTGTAAGTTCTGCATTTTCGCAAACACCTAATGTAAATGCGAATTACCTTATATCAAACGTAACGATTCAATCTCAACTATTCAGAGTAATAACAATAGAAGAACAAGATGGGATAAATTATGCAATTACAGCTTTATCCTATGTAGAAGGTAAATATGCATATATTGAAGATGGTGAAGCTATACCTGCACGTACTACATCAAATCTCACAGAACTAAAAGACCCACCATTAGGTTTAGCTGCTTCAGAACAAATATTTCCTATTAATAATCAGGCTGTATCTAAAATTGTTATTAGTTGGCAGCCAATAGTCGGTGTAACCCAATATCAAGTTAACTACAGATTTGGTAATGATAATTTTATAAG